TATGGATGCTCATCAAACGGAACAGTCATAAGTTTTCTGTTGCCTTCTCCATAAGTAAATGTTCTTTGGTCAGCAGATAACTTTAAAATCCCAGCCTCTACGGCCTTTGCTCCTGTGTTTCTTAATTCTACGGTTTCATCAGAAGCTAATTCTAGAAACAGCATAGGATCATTTTTAGCAAAAATCATTAAGTCTCTTTTTAATTCGCTAGTAGAAAGCTTTGTAACGTTTTCTCCTTGCTCAGATCTTAATATTGCTTCGGCATGTTCTATGTCCATACCTTTTGCTATAGTTAAAGCTTCTAATTCTAATTCGATCCATTGTAAATGGTTAACAGAATCTTCTACTTTGTCTAATTCTTTATATACTAAACCTTTAGATGGGTGGTATAATGATAGTAATTTTTGTAATGCAACATTTTCTTTTGGAACATTTAAAACACCGTTTCTAAAAACTATTCTACCTAATGTAACTTGTCCTTTTTGCTCATCAGCTAAAGGGCTTGGCATATTTGTAGCGTATCTTAGTTCTCTTGAATATCTTAATTCTGGATCAAAATACAATAATGGTTTTCTTTGACTGTGTTTACTAGGTATTGAATATACTAAAGGTGATTTACCTGTTGATATATAATAATTCCTGTCTTTAAATTCAAATGTTGGTACTTTTTTTGCCTGTACAACGGCTTTTTGCTGAGGAGCAACCTCAGTATTCTGTGCTGTAGCTTGTTTAGCCATGATATAATATAATTAAATAGTTTATAAAAGTAATAATTACCCCCGTCAATACAACGAGGGTAACAATTACATTAATTTACCTTATGCTTTTTTCAAAAGTACAAAGTTATTAGCTGCTTGTACACATAAACATCTTTCTGATAAGAAGTGAACGTTCATTGCATCTTCGTCGCTAGTGTAGTTTCCTCCTACAGATCCAGTAATCCAAGATTTCATTTTTCTGTCATCTGCTTCAGAAGCTCTGTAACGGATGTGTAAGAATGGTCTTGAAATATTCTGTCCTAAAGATTGATCATACACAGTAGAAGTTCCTGCTGGTACAACAACACCTTCAATATCTCCAACTAATCCACGTGTAGTAGCGTCGTTTAAGTATTTCCAGTCAGTCTTGTAGAAATCGTAAGATCCTCTACGGAATCCGCTAAATCCTAAGTTAAGCGCCATATCCTCAGAGTTGTCAAATACACCGAAAGATGTACCTCCAGCTCCATAAGAGTTTTGCTGTGCTAACATGTTGTCAATAGATAAAGAAGTTCCTCTATCTAAGAACATCATGTTCTCTTCAATAGATCCTTGCTTATCTAATTCTTGTAGAATTTCATCAAACTCTGCAAGCCCGTCTGCTGCGTCAAAATCAGCTCCTGTGTAAACAAGACCTCTTGATTCTAGTGCTGCAAATAATCCATCAGAACCTGTAAGTTGATTACCACCCTCTAGACCTGCTGCTGGAGTAATGAAACTTGCTGCGCCTGCTGCATTGAAAACTTTTTCAGCTTCAATCATAGACATTTCTAATTGATCTTCGAAACGAATTCTAGCTTCGTGCTCAGATTTTAAATACCATAAGTATCCAGATGTTCCTACTTCTGTAGTAACTTCAACCCATCCAATTTGAGCAGTATCAGAACCACTTACATTGTATTTGTCTCTAAGGATAATTGGCTTGTTATTGAACTGCTCGAAAGCTGCATCAACAGAAGTTCCAGCATTAGATGTTCCTTTTGCGTATTCAGAACCGTATACAAATACTTTTCCTGCTGCATGAGCTGTAATAGTTGGTGCTGCATATCCAACAACCGTTAATGTAACGGCTCCTGCAACTGCATTTGCAACTGCTTGAACATACGCTTTTTCAACAACTAATCCATTAGCTGATGCTACTACAATAGTTGCTCCTGCTCCAATAACATTTTGTACTCCACCTGCTGCGTTAGCTGGGATAACCACTGTAGTTGTTGTTGTTACAACTGGGTCATATGCTACGTGTAATCTACCTTGCTCTGACCAAACTACTTGATCCGACGCCATAGGCATTTCTGCTCCAACCATACGTAAGAATCCAGAGATAGTACGATTACCGTATCTTTCTACTTCTTTCTCATATACTTCTGGTAAGAACTGTTGTGTAAAATTCATGTCTCCTAGAGACAAGTAGTTGTCGTTAAACAACGTTTGTGTTGGGCGTGGTGTTAAATGCGCTAACGCACCTGCACTACCCGTAAATGATCCTGCTATGGCCATAATTTTTAATTTTAAGTTTTAATTATCTTTTTTTTATTCCAAACTTAGAGGACGTTGATTGAATTGATCTCATTGTAACACCACCTGTCCCATTGACTTTTTCATGAGTCCCTCTGGGATCCATATCAATGTTCTTAGCTTTAGTTACACTGTCTTTCATTGCATCAGCTTTACCTTGTTGATAAAAATGATTAGCAATTTGATCAGAATTCATAGCTGTAAATAAAGACTTGTGATAACCCGCAGCATCTGACATTTCGTTTTTATCGTTTAAGAACTTCTTAACAAAATTATTAATGTCACTTTGGGTGTCTTTAATTTGATCAGCATTATTTACGTTGTAACGAAACTTCTTATCTCCAACGTTGAAATCAAAACCTTTGAAATCATTAGAAAAAAGCTTTTCCGTTCCTGCTTTAAATGTTGATACTTGACTTTCAGCTATTTTAGTCGCCTCCTTATTCTCCTCTGTATAACGGTTAAAAAATTCAACCGCTTTCTTTTGCTCAGGTAGTAATTTACTGCCACCTTTTATTTCTGCGTAATACTTACCTTTTACTTCGTCTAAGTATTTCTTTGCTTTTGAAAGCTCTTCTTTCTTAGCAATTTTCTTTTTTCTTATATCTCTTTCTTCGTCAATCTCCTCATCATATGAAAAATTATCTTCCATTAAGAAATCAACTTCTTCTCTATCTAAATGAGGCTTTGATGCTTGATAATATTCGTGCAACAATTGCTTTTCATCTAGCGAATCATAATCAACGTTTAATTTTACAAAGTCTTCCAGACTCCCACCTGTTTCATTTACAAAGTCTACAACTTTTTGAATATTTTCAGGTAATTTAACCCCGAGGTTTTGTTCAACAATTGCTTGCTCAACTTGTTCTTCAAGGTCTTCTGCTTTTTCCGCAACTTCTTCCTCTGTTATTTCTTGTATAGGGGATTCTGTAACTTGAATGGTGTCCCGTACTTCTTCAACCACTTCTTCGCTACTTGGCGTGTCTGCGGGTTTTTCGACAGGAACATCGCTTGCATCTGCTTTTTGTTCTGGAACGGCATCTGTTTCTGGTTTATTTAATAATCCTAAATCTACCTTAATAACCCCATCGTCAACCGATACAGCTTTAGGTTCTTCTGCCTTGACTTCGTCAACAGCAGGTACTTCTTGTTTTAATTCTTCTGACATGATAAAATATTATATAATTATTACTATTATTATTACCTAGGGTCGAAGGAACCTAAGTCAAATCCACCGCCCATTATGTCGTTTCCGCTGGATTCGAAGTTTTTAGGGGGTAAATCATTTTTTCTTTGATTTATTAATTCGCTTTGTTGAGATGCTTGTATTTTAGTTCTGTCATCTTTGCGATCTTCTTTTTCTGATATTTCGCTCTTCTTACCTTGTACTTCAATGCCTTTAAGCTGCATATTCATTTCAAATTCAAGCTGCATTAATTCTTTTTTCAAAGTAGCCTCTGCCATTAATTGCTGTTGGCCTATTTGAGCTTTAGCTTGTTCTAATTGTATTTTTTGTTGTATTAAAGCTTGACCTTTTTGCACCTCTGCTTGAGCAGCAACTTGTTGAGCTTGTGCATTTGCTTGCGCTTGTGCTTGTATCATCTGTTGTTTAGACTCTTGATCTCTTTTTCTTTTAGCTGTTTGTCTTAATTTTAACAACTGATTAGCTAACTTAAGGTTTTTAACCTCTCTTAAATCTATTGCATCTGATAAATCTATAAGTCCGGTTTGAACTGCGGCTTGTATATTGTTTTCTAAAACAGCTCTTTGCTCTTCGTCTGGTTGTAATTCAATAAATATACCAAAATCGTATAAATATAAATCACTCATTTCCTCTAACACAGCTACATTTTGGTTTCCTAACTTATGAATAAAAGCTTCTTTAGTCGGCGAGTATTCTAATATGTCTGAAATCCTTAATGATAACCCTTCACATAAATCTGATGTTAAAAAGATACTTCCGTCTAATATATGCCTTGTTGCTACATTTGAATTTGCTGCAGCCATTTTTTGCACACCTACTAGTGCTCTTGAATCTGGAGTACTTCCGTCTCTAGCTTCGTTTAAGCCGGTTACATCGCGGATCATTTGCATGTAGTAATTGTAGTTAGCAATTAATGATTGCATCTTTCCTCCTCCAGCACCTGTGGTTATTTCTTGAATAGGCACTTTACCTGGATTCATATCCCCGTCTTGCGTCATAGATCTACCAATAACGGAACCCGTTTGAAAGAACATATTAAGCGCTTCTTGAGGATTGTAATTTGTACCGTTACCTAAATCAACTTCAGCTAAACCGTCAGCATCTAAATACACGCCATCTGGCACCATTCTAGACATTACTTGTTGTAGCTTTAAATGTGTTAACTGTATCATGTCAGCAAACCCCGTTATACGCGATACAATGCTTTCTATGCGACCTTTATACATTCTAGGTGCTACTATACTGTAATTCATTTTAACCTTAGTATAGTCGCTTTTTGGGCGTATCATATTAGTGGCTAATTCCCACTTTAACATCTTTCCACCAAGTACTTTAACTCCCTCGTATAATACTTCTAATGATTGAGAAAGTTTTTCAATTCCGTACTCATCATATAATTCTGGTGGAGGGTTAAATTGATCGTCTTTTGGTATTAACTTAGCTGCTCCTGTTGCTGTTTCTTTTACCTTGTATACTTCGTTGTTAAACGTTTTATAATTGTAATATAAAATTTGAACAGTATTAGAGTCATCTTGATCGTAGTTACTTAAAGTTCTATCGTAAGCTCCATTGTTTCTATAACCTTGTCCTGCGATTTCTTGCAAGTCATCATTGGTCAAATTAGGAAATTCTTTTTTAAGTTCGTTTAAATGTACTGACTTAACTTCTCCTACATAATATATATCATCAAAGTAAGGTGAATCCGTATAAGACCAAACAAGGTTTACAGGATCAACATAATCTATTTTAGCTCCTTCTGATTTATTAAATGTATTTTTAACTGCACCTATACCTATAGTCGTTAAATCGTAATTACATCTTCTTTTTATTAAATCATACTTATTGCCGTCTAGTAAGACATTTAAAGCTTGTTCTTCAGCTATTTCTACTTGCTGCTTATAAGTAAGCTGCATATGTAAATCAAGTTCTTCTTTGTT